GTTCTCCTTTTTATTTTTCTTTTTTCTTTTTGTGGCTCTTACCTGACTCCAAGCTACTCTAAAAGCATAAGTTTCTGCCTTATCAGTGTCTCCTGTTTTCTTTAACATATAATTATAAGCATTATTAAATATTGTCATCCATTTTCTTTGCTGAGATGGACTTAATTTCTTTTTTACATTATTAGGCAATTCTGTTATTCTTGTATAGGGAGCTGTAAATAATTTTGCATGAGCTTGTTTATGTTGTTCTACCCAAGTTTGTGCTTCTTTAATTGTCCACTTAGTTTTATCAAAAAGATAGGATTGTATCGTAGTTGTTTTTTCTCCTATTAATCTTCCTACAATTGCTTTAATTCCTCTAGTGGCAGATAATGTTATAGTTCTAAAACTTCTCTTTTGAAATTTAGAAGGAAGAACTTGTCTTAATCGAATGTAATTTTTTGTAATACGTGGAACATAAGCTTTTTCTAGTTCTAATTCTTCAGCAGTAAGAAATATCCCTTCTTCTAATTCTATCAATTTTCCTTCAGAATTAACAATTTTATCATCAATTATCATTCCTATATTATATTTCTCAGGGTCATCTATTTTATCTGTATCTATAGGATTTCCATTTACATCCTCTTCAGGTCTTTCACCAACAATGTCAATACCTTTATCTTCATCATTTTTTGTAAGATGAGGATACATAGTATATTCATCTCCATTTTTAGCTTCCTTTTCTCTACGAGTAAGTTCTGTTCGATATTCAACTTCTCCAACAACTTCGCAATATGTCTGATTAGATAATTGACCTCTTTCCCAAAGCAGTCTCATTTGATTCTTAAAATCATTAGTCATAAAAGAAGTAACAGCAGAAGCAGTAATATAAAATTCTGTATTAATATATTTAGGATGATTATCTTTATTTTTTTCTATAATTAAAAATACCAGGTCTTTCATAATTTGTTTAAAATCTTCCACTCCAGTTCTACACTCTTCTATAAAAACCTTTGGATTTAAAATACTTTCTCTTCTAGAACTTGATACTGCCTCTGCTATATCTATAAATCCTAATCCTGTTAGTATATTTTTTTCTGCTGATGCAAATAGTTCTGTCTGAAAAATAGTTTTTAAATCTGGTATTAAATGTTTAATTTCTTCATCAAAATTAGTTGCTCTAATAGGAGTTTTATCATCAGTATTATTTTCTGATAATTTTTTAGTTAAATCCTGTAAATCTGTTATAATTTGATTTAATTCTTCATTGCTATAAGTTTTAATCTGATTTTTGGCTAATTCCGCAGTTCCTTTTTTAACAAGCATCATATATGGAATAATTTGGTCTAAAATTTTAGTTTCCATATTTTTTATAGAGTCTATTATTTTAAAATTATGATAAACACCACGTTTAATTAAATAAGGGGTAGGATATTTATCAAACCATCTTCCGTAAGGTCTACTAAAAATACAATTATTATTTAATTCTATATGTGTTTTTGAATCTTTACCCAAAAAGTAATTATAACTAATTAATTTAAGAGTTTCATCCTTTGCTTCTACATCTTCAGCATAAATACTTCCTCCATCTACAAAAGCCATTTTAGTAGGAACAAGAATTTTATCTATTGTATCCCATTTAACTATTTTTAATACAGGAAAAGATGAATATTTCCATCTCTCTTTAAAATATTCTTTAGCTAATGGTTTTAATCCAGAAGGAATCTTACCTCTATAAGCACTATTAATAGTATTAAGCCATTTTCTTAATATTTTACTAAATTCTGGATTATTTGTTTCTATACTAAAATCCACATTAGCACTGTCAACTGAAAAATCGGTAAGAGAATCAACCAAACCTGATACATCGTCTTCTTGCATTGCTTTAATTACTTTCACTCGGTCATGAAATCCAAAAGGGACTATAATTTTTTTAAGTAACATTCCTAATACATAGGATATAAGAGTTCCACTTTCATCTGCCATATTATTTCTCCTTATTTATAATTTCAGTTTTCTTTTTTTTCCATGAAGAAGCACCTGTGCCCCATTCCTGTTTCATTTCTGGTGTTTCATTAAAATCTTTTTTTAACCATTGTGCTATAAAAAAAGTTCTGAAACTAGAAATTAAATGGTCTCCGCTTTCTGAAAGACAAGCATAAACTTTTCTAGTTCCTGATTTAGTTGATACCAACTTTTCTAATTGGTCATTTAATTTATAATCTATTGGTATATTTATTCTTGCTTCATATAAAAGCACTTTTCCTCTTGTCATTGACCATTCTGACATATATTCTTGGCGATAAACAGGTTTTCCATCTTTCATTATTTCTTTACCTTGTTCATCCTTTTCAAATCCTACATTAATTTTAGAAGCACCTGCATATCTTACTACATGTTCTTTTCCATATAAATCTTCAAAACTATCACAAAGACCTCTACCTAATGCATCTCCGCAATCAATCGCTATTATATTTGCTTGTAATTTTTCAATAAGCCAATTAAATACTTTAAGTTGTTCTTTTTCTTTAAAATTATATAAAATTATATTATATATATAATTATATTTGTCTTCAATTTCTGAAAATACGGTTATATCAGTTCCTGCTGATTCTCCTATATCTGCACAAATAAATATACGTTCAGCATTTTGTGGTCTTTCAACTACTATCAAATTTTCAAAATTTTCAAATTGTTTCTTTTTTAATTCAAATCGTTTTATTCTCTTTTTAGATTGATAACAATCTTTTACTCTATCCATATCTATCTCAGAAATACCATCTGCTATAACTTCTCCTCCAACAAAAACTCTAAAATTAGGTGCTCCCTTGCCACCAAATTCTACAAGAGCATCTTCTAAATCTTTTTTAGACCAAAATGGATTTACATAACGAGGTAAATTTATAACATTTTTTTGATTTTCTGGTTTAAAAAAACTTTTCCCTGCTGGAGAATTTTTTGTAAAATTCGTCATTCCACCTTGTCTATTTATTACGCCTAATTCTGAACTAGAATCTCTTCTTCTCTGATAAACTGTTGGAGTCTCAAAAGATACTTCATCTCCCCACATTTTTGCAACGTGAAGTTGATAAAATTGGTCGCCAGGGTTTTTTCCCTGTAATTTAATATTTACGCCTTTAAGTTCCCAATAATTCTTTTTACTAAAAAATTTTATTTCAGGTTTATATCTACAAATAAATTTAAAAGCCTTATATATAGGATGATACCTCATTGCCTGTTCTACTCTAGATAATACTCCTCTAATTCTTTTTTCATCTATAGACCAAAAAGCACTTTTAAGTCCTTTTTCATAAAGAGCAGAAAGAGCTATATCTATCGTCAATGAAATTAATGTTTTACCGTATAATCTTGCTCCCAAATTAAAAATATCACCTACATTCTTTCTTAATTGAAATTCTTCTTTCTTTGATAGTCCATGATATTTAGCTGTTGCTTTAAAATCTATCATAGCTTCATCAGATAACATCGGAAGTTGATATAGTCGTATAGCACTAAAATTTTTCTCATCAAATCTTCCAAAATTATCAAAATCAGAAAAAAGAGATTCAGCTAAACAGCGAGGATTATGCCATGATTCGCAAAAACGAATTTCGGATTCAGTTATTTTTTTTAAGAGCATGTTGCCTCTTTTTATATTTTTTAGGAAATTTAATCAGAAATGAACTTATGAACTAGGAAGGTTATAAATCTTTTCTTCAAGCCAATCAATATAATCAGGAGAGGTATTTAAAACCAAAGCCATGTCATCTTTAGTAATCTTGCCTTCTTTATAACATTTCCAAAGATGCTCATTACAGAGCACTTTATTTTTATACAATTTTAATTTAGATTCTTTATATTTATCCGTTCTAATATTCAAGAAAAAAACTTCTGAACAGAAAGGGCATGTAGTCTTAAATTCTTCAGGATGTTCTTTTCTATAAATATCAAACTTTTTTTCAAGAATCTCTCTTTCTTTATAAGCGTCATCTATATTCTTTTCTTTAAATAATCCAAGTTTCTCTTTAAGTATTAAAATTTGTTCTTCATTATTATTTAATGCATTCATAAGATGTCCAGGAATTATCTGAGCATCTTTGACCTCTTTATTTTTAGTTAAATAACCTATTTTCTCTTTATATTTTTCTTGCACTATTTCTCTAAATATCAGATTCTCAAGAAGTTGGAAATCGCTCAGGTTGTCTATTCCAGGATAACTTTTTAGATATTTATCAAATCTCTTTTTAGCTGACTTCTTTTCTTCTGCAGAAAGACCTGCTCCTTGAAAACGATATATTTCATTCTTACTTCCAGACATTTGACTCCTTACTTTCTATTTTAGAGGATTATCAATAACAGGTAGGAACAAAAAAATCCGCTAAATCAATTAGCGGTAAGGAGTTAGAAACTTCCAGATTCTTCTTCATTTAATAAATAGTCAAACTCCCTCATAATACCCTCTCTACTATAAGTATACCATACGATTTGCTTGGTGTCAATAGTAAAAAGGAAAATAAATGAAATACCTGTATATTGTGG